AAGCTGTGGGCAACAGATATGATCTTGTGTTGATTGCGTCTACTCGCACTCGCGAACTCAATTCAGGATACCAACCCAAGGTGCTCAGCAACCACGGTGCCAGTGTTACTGCCTTGGGTGAAATTGAACACGGTTTGATTGGCCGCAATTACCTACTTAAAGAACCACCACAACAGCGCGACAAGTATCGAGGGAAAAAGTAATACTTTAGTATAGCTTGACCCAAATCTACTGTTGTGCTACAATAACACAACAGCACAATAGGAGATTATGATGCCTTGGATTGAAAACGTAGCCGCTGCCGATGTGCCCATGAGGTTTCATCACGACGCTGGACCAAATGCCATGCTGATACAGATCATGGATCCTGCTACCAGCTGGTGGCCTAGTCCTGCACACGAATTCAAGGAAACTCACCAGTTCGAATTCTTGGACGCAGAGGACACAGACGGTTTCCCTGATGAGGCAAAAATTTCTGATGCACAAGCCGCAGAAATTGTAAATTTGCTCAAGCATGCTTTGTCCAATCACATGAACGTGGTCGTGCATTGCTATGCTGGTCTGTGCCGTAGTGGTGCTGTAGCCGAAGTTGGCGTAATGATGGGGTTTCAGGATGCAGGACGCACACGAATCCCTAACTTGCGAGTCAAACAGAAGCTGATGCGACAACTGGGCTGGACGTACGACAGCGATGAACCACTCTTCGATCACGCCAATGATTGGAGAAACACTAACATAGGATAGGAGAGGTAATCTCCTATCAAAGAGATTATCATGAACAAATTAGTAAAAGACGGAAAGGTAGCAGTGTTGTACAGTCCTGGCTTCGGTGCAGGATGGTACACATGGAACTACGAATATCCTGACATGTTGTTTGACTCAGGACTAGTAGATCTTGTGCTCAAAGGCAATAAGGAACAGATATTGGCCTATGTTACAGTAAAGTGGCCCAATGCTTACTTAGGTGGCATTGGTGATTTGTCTGTGGAATGGGTTAATCAAGGACAACAAATAAAGATAAACGAGTATGACGGTAGCGAAAGCATTGAATACCGTGACTCGGATGATTGGATAACTGTTTAAGGAGGAATTATGCCTGCTACATTTTTAGTCAGTGACACACACTTTGGACATGCTGGTGTGTGCCGATTTACACACCCAGATGATCCTGAGGTGAAATTACGCCCATGGTCAGATCCCGACGAAATGGATGAGGAAATGATCCGTCGTTGGAACGACACTGTTCGTTCCAACGACAAGGTATACCACTTGGGTGATGTTGTTATCAACCGCAAGGCGTTAAAGACGTTGAGCCGCCTGAACGGCGACAAGGTCTTGATCCGCGGCAACCACGACATCTTCCGCGACGCGGAATACTACGAATACTTCCGCGAGTTACGTGCATACCACGTTTTAAACGGAATGATCTTGAGTCACATTCCTGTGCATGAGGCTTCGTTGGGTCGCTTTGGTACCAACATTCACGGACACTTGCATGCCAATCGTGTACGCAAGGCACGTGGAGTAGATGCCCGAACTGGCGCTGTGTTGTACTCGACAGAAAACGACACTCGTTACCATTGTGTGTGCGTGGAGCAAACCGACTTCCGTCCCATCTTGTTAGAAGACGTCTACAAGCGTATTGAAGCAGAAGGCGGCGAAATTGGGTTTAAAAACGGCAATGGTCTTACAATGTAGTACTCAAGTATTACTTTTTAAAACCCTGCTCTGAGCAGGGTTTTCTTTGACTGTAAATTCGCAATTTGCTACAATACAAGCACTTAGACAGCAAAGGAACTGCAATGAGCAAGATGAGCGATTTAGTACTCGATATTGAGTACTTGTTAGAGCAAGGCAAGAGCTTTGCACAAGTGGCCCGCGAACTGGAAATTCCTGTTCATTTTGTTGTTGAGGCTGCAGAACTTGTTGAGCAAACTCAATTAGAAAACTGTAGTCCTTTTGCAACAATCAACAGTTGACCGAAAAATCCCAATTTGTTACAATAACTGCTTAATAACATTTTTTGAAAGGCAATCCCATGTCAGATACCCGCACCGTCACAGCCGTCCAGGCTCGTAAATCCCTGCTCTTGGCGTTCAAAGTACAACGACCTTTGTTCCTGTGGGGTCCTCCAGGCATCGGCAAGAGTGAGCTGGTAGAAGGCATTACCCGTGAACTAGGTGGACTCATGATCGACCTGCGCCTGGGTCAGATGGAACCCACTGACATTCGTGGTATTCCTTTTTATAACAAAGACTTGGGCAAGATGGACTGGGCTCCCCCAGTAGAACTACCCGACGAAGAACTGGCCAGCCAGTATCCTATTGTGGTCTTGTTCTTGGACGAACTTAATTCTGCCCCTGCCTCAGTGCAATCGGCTGCCTACCAGCTGATCCTGAATCGCCGAATTGGTAAGTTCCGTTTGCCAGACAATGTTGTGATGGTTGCCGCAGGCAATCGTGAAAGCGACAAAGGCGTTACATATCGTATGCCGACTCCGCTGGCAAACCGTTTCATCCACCAAGAGATGAAAGTGGACTTTGCTTCGTATCAAGAGTGGGCTGTGCAGAACAAGATCCACAAGGACGTTGTGGGTTACTTGAGCTTTGCCAAGCAAGACCTCTACGACTTTGATGCCAAGAGTGCCAGCCGTGCGTTTGCCACGCCGCGCTCGTGGACTTTTGTGAGCCAACTGCTCAGTGACGAGACTGTAGACAATGACACTCTTACCAACTTGATTGCAGGTACTGTGGGCGAAGGTCTTGCAGTGAAGTTTATGGCTCACCGCAAGGTTGCCAGCAAGATGCCCAACCCTGTAGACATCCTTAAGGGCAAGGTCAAGGACTTGAACGTCAAAGAGGTCAGTGCCATGTACAGCTTGGTGATCTCCATGTGCTACGAGCTCAAGGCCGGTGTTGAGAACAAGATTGCCGACAAAGAGTTCCACGAGATGGCCGATAACTTCCTAGGCTACATGATGAAGAATTTTGAGACAGAACTGGTTGTGATGGGTGCTCGTATTGCATTGACAACATACGACTTGCCATTCCTGCCTACCAAGCTCAAGAACTTTGACGAGTTTCACAGCCGTTATGGCAAGTACATCCTGCAAGCTTCTGCCTGATAGGAGATAGGAAAAGGGCCTAGGCCCTTTTCTGTTTTATACCATGAGATATCAAGTAACCAAATTAGATCATCGACACAGCCACAAAGCTAGTTTTAACTACATGCTGGAATTCTCTAAAAGCGCAAGAGTCGGCACTGGCGTACTAGACTTTGATCGTAGTCGTCGTTGGATGAACCAGACTTGGGGCTGGAGTCAAGATGTTGAGACTCGTGCCCGACTGAAACTCCGCAAACAAGAACCTAGTAATACTGCGGTCCAAGAAGATGACATCAACCGACACTGGGCGTATTCGGTTCTGTACAATGACTACCGCATCTATTTAAATAGTGACAAAGAACTAAACTGGTTTGTATTGGCACACCCAAATGAAAGTAACAGTTAAAAAGAATCTGATTGTATTTCACAGGCCTGGGGAATGGTCAGATATCTATGCACGAATCCTACAGGAGTATGGCATGGGCATGGCCATAAGGCCACGTTTGCGACGCGAGTTGGGATTCACATATCGCTACCATCGTGGACTAGTGCCAAACGAGCATGCAAGAAAAGACGGTCCCACTATGCACTACGAGGACCAAGTACACCTGGATTTTTACAACGAAAGTACACAGAGTTGGTTTATACTGCGCTACTTAAACGATTCTGTAGGGCAAGACACAGAGATCACCTAAAGAATTGCTGTAAAACGCCCAAGACCTCAAAAATGTATACTATTTGCTACAGGCAAAAAACAGTTGACTTAAATTCGCCAATTTGCTATAATATACACATATTCACACAAGGACTCACATGCAATATTTTAACCCTAATGTTCTGCATGCCCGTAGCGGCACAACTGCTACCAAAGAAGACAAAGAAAAATTTGCCAATCTAATTGGTCCCATGGATCCGGCGCTGGATCGTAAGGTACGTGAGAAATTGATCACTGCCCGTGTGGGTCTCTTGCTTCGTGCTAGTTTCTTTGGCAACTTGGCTACCCGCCTCAAGCTGGTCAATGCAGACGAATGGTGTGGCACCGCAGCCACTGACGGTCGTCACTTCTACTACAATAGTCGCTTCGTAGACATGCTCCGCCCCAAGGAGATTGAATTCTTGTTTGGGCACGAAGTGCTCCATTGTGTGTATGACCACTTTGGCCGGCGCGGAGACCGTGATCCGCAGATCTGGAACATTGCCAATGACTATTGTGTTAATGCGGACTTGGTCGAGCACCGTGTAGGCGAAAAGATTACCACAGTGCCTTGCCTATATGATGCCAAGTACAAGGGCATGAGTTCCGAAGAGGTCTATGACGCCTTAATGAAGAACGCAAAAAAGATCAATCTGTCAGACTTGCTGGACCAACTGATAGACGAGCACCTGGACGGCGAAGGCGATGGCAGTGGCAAAGACGGTGACAAGGAAGGCAAAGGTCGCCCCAAGCTTTCAGACTCCGAGCGTCAAGCCATCAAAGACGAGATTAAAGAAGCCATGTTGGCTGCGGCTCAGACTGTGGACGGTGCTGGCAACTTGCCCGCTGGGGTCAAGCGGCTAATCCAAGAGCTCACCGAGCCCAAGATGAACTGGCGCGAACTGCTTCGTATGCAATTGGAATCCACCATCAAGAGCGACTACACCTGGATGCGAGCCAGTCGCAAGGGCTGGCACATGGATGCTGTGATGCCTGGCATGAAGCTGGATCCCATGATTGATATTGCTGTAGCATTAGACGCTTCGGGTAGTATCTCCGAAAGCATGCTCAAGGACTTCTTGAGTGAAATCCAAGGTATCATGGACTCGTTCCCTGCATATCGAATCCACGTTGTAACTTTTGACACTGAAGCATACAACCCTGCTCAATACGACAGCGACAATTTGGATACTATCTGCGACTACGAAGTCAAAGGTGGTGGTGGCACAGACTTTGAATGTGTGTACAATTATTTGAAAGAAAACGAGATTGAGCCCAAGCGGCTTGTGATGTTCACGGACGGTTATCCGTTTGGTAGTTGGGGTGATGAGAACTATACTGAAACAGTGTTTATCTTACACGGCACCACTACTATTGTTCCGCCCTGGGGTCAATACGCCTACTACGAGGAAAGCAAATAATGTTCAAAATGTTTATGATGTGGTTGATCTTAAGTGTGGCAATTGGCTTTGGTATCATGGCCTGGCGACAACTAAGTGGAAAAGAACAATGGCAGTTGACAAAATTACTTGCCTATGCTACAATGTGTTCACTGGTGGCTGTGGTACTCCTGGGTATCATTGTTGTTTTATTCTAAAGGAATCGTATGATCAATGATCGTTGGCTTAGGCCGCTGTATTTTGCTCTTGGTTTTGCTGTGTGTTTTTATCTTTTTTCTACTGGAGTTTTCTAAATGAATCGTGCTATTAAACTTTCCCTTGTTGCCGCCGCAGTTGCATTGACATCTGCTTGTACTCGTATTGAAACAGGCGAGGTTGGTGTGCGTGTGGGCTTTGACAAACAGGTACAGCCTGGCGAATTACTGCCTGGCTCGTTTAACCAGACCCTGATTGGTACAGTATTGTCATTTCCCATCAAAGATGTCAACGTTCAATTGAACGATATGACTCCGGTGGCTGCCGACAACTCAACCATGAAAGACCTGGATGCTGTGGTTGTATACAACATTAACCCTAGCCAAGTGGCTGAACTGTATTCAACCAAGAACAAGGCGTTCCACGCAGAGTTCAAAGGTGATACCTATGTGATGTACAACTACATTGTGCAGAATGCTCGTAACGCTATCTACAAGGCTGCTCGCAAGTACGAAGCCCTGGACATGGCTGACAAGCGTAGCGAAATGGAAAAGTTCATCCAAGATGAAATTGTCCGTAACTTGGCAGAAGAAAAGTTGGATGGTACTATCATGATCAGCCAAGTGTTGATTCGTAATGTTGTGCCGGCTGACTCAGTAGTTGAAAGTGCCAACGCCCTGGTTCGTAGTAAGAACGAATTGAAGCAGAAGGAAGTTGAAGTCAAGACAGCCGAAGCTGAAAGCCGTCGTATGGCAGCACTGGCTAACAACAGTGGTGCAAGTATCCAGTTCATGCAGGCACAGGCTATGTTGAATATCTCCGAAGGTATCAAGAACGGACAGGTGCAGACTATTGTGGTTCCAAGCAACTTTACTGCCTTAATGATGAACAAGTAAGGACAGATCATGCCCACAGTATATACTGAAGTTGAAGTGGACGTTGAGTTAGATACGTTTGACGATGACGATCTTATGAATGAAATGGAGCGCCGTGGGCTGGATCTCAACAGCAAATTCATTGACGGTGATCAAATGCGTGAGTTGTTGACACAGGTCTGGATCAAACGCAGAGAAGGTCGAGACTATCAGCGTGAACTGGATCAGCTGATCTGGTACGGTATTGGAAAAGTTGTATGAACGATTTTTTTGCGGCCCTGGGGCCATTTGTGTATGGTTTAGTGATAGGATATTTTTGGCACCCTATATGGGAAATTTTGAAAAAGGTTTGGAGTGAGGCCAAACAAACACGAAAGGAATGGTAATGACTGACACTGTAAAATTTGATCGATTTGATTTTGAGCAAGGCATCATGCAATGCTGGAACATGGTAGACGATGTCAAACTCTTGGCCAAGCGAGGCGCAGAGAGTGCCGATTTTGAAGCATTGGCCTCTGTTTATCATCACAAGTTTGAAGAGCTGTTTGCTCAATTTGAAAACGGTGTACACGAAAGGAAAATAGCATGAACAAATTTAGAACATGGTATGTGGCTAATCAGGATGCTATTACATGGTTTATGATTGGCTTTTTTACTGCGCAAGGAATTTACGAACTTGCACAAAGAGATTATCTCTGGGCTGGTATCTCTTTTGCAATTGCCTACGCAAACTATGGGCTGCGTCGACTACGAATGACTTGACATGGGCAGTCTCACTGACTATTT